CATTTTCAATAGACAAAGCACGGTATGCTGTGTAGACACGCTCAATGTATGGAGAGTCTGCACAATCACCTGTTCCTGGTCCAACAGCACAGATTGCACGTTCTACTGGACATTCTCCGATGTCACCTGCTGAAAGATTTAATGTTCTTCCTGCTGATGTTGTCTTAGTTCCAGATAGATCGTCTGAGTTTGCTGCCAATGCGAGAAGCAAGTTCTCTAGTGTAGCCTCAGCGAAAGCAGTTGCAAGATTAACCTGCATACCCTGCTTATAAAGTTTTGCAACGTCAAGAATCTGGTCTACCTGGACTTCACCGAAGTCTGGTTGGAACTGCATTTCAAGACCGTTCATGGTATAACCTACGTTATCGTAAGCAGCGTTATCAGCCAAAGTTTCCTTGTATGATTCACCGTTTACAAAAGCGGCCATTGTACCTGGCGTTAGGGTTGTATCTGCAACGAAAAGCGCTGCTGCACCAACGATAATGTTGGTCGATGTTCCACGACTATATGCCATTTATTCACCTCTTCCTTAAAATAGATATTAAGTTGTTTTGGCGTTATTTGTTTCCTCAGCCATAATTATAACATTGTTTTATATGATTATTTTATTTGCATTTGAAAGTCTTGCTTCAGGTGCCCAGTCATGGTTTGTCAGATCTTGGTCTTGATGATACTCAAAGTCAATAATAATCTTATTACCGCCATAGGTACGGGCTGTTCCAAAGTCAATAATGTCTCTGGTTTCTTCTAGTTGGTATACCTTAAAACTATGAAATAGGAACATGTTGTCTACGGTGGTTCCATCGTCTAACTGCACCTTTCGGTTGGCACACCAGGCATTTAACTCTTCTGCAGACTCGTCTCCACGGTCAAGAAGCCTTAAGACAGCCTCCTGTGTTTGGATCATGGTTGGGATTGAGTCTTCTCCAAGACCATAAAAATAATACAATATTTGTTCAGACTTAATGTGTGGGAACTTTCCCTTGTTCATTTTAACAAGTCTATCCCAGGTACAGGCAACTCCATTGCTAACTGGAGTATTTACATCATTTAGAACCATCCATTTTTCTGTAAGGTCGTCAAGATTAAAAGGTGATGGTGGGAAAAACGGGGTTACATATCCTAGGCTCTCACTTAGTTTTGATTGTAAGTACTTATTGATCCATAATAATGGAGTATTTAATAAATCTGTATTAGCCATTTAGTAACCCCGCATTTGCTATCCATCTATATCCTACATCTCTTCCTTTTGATCTTCCAGATTTCTTTCCTGATGTAAGGTTCTTTTTATATAATATAGGGTTTTCTAAGTATTGTGATATACCGCTTGATCTTAAAAATGCTTGTGTAAAGTACTTTGTAAAGAAGGAATCAATTACTTTTTCAAATGCTCCTGTTGTTGCGTCTCCGCCAGGATTATCTACATTCACACTATTTCTAGTAAATACTGTTTCTCCGCCTTCTTCAAATACAAGCACATCAGAATTTCTTGGTGTAATCGTTACTGGTATTCCCTCTTCCATTATTCTTGCCTTGTCATAAAAAGGAACATTTGATCCATCTTTGATTGATGATGATTGTTTAAAGTTTGTTATAAATGTTAGTCCATTATTGCTTACTGTGTGTTTTATGTCGTATAGTCTTGCGTTTGGACTTCCCACTTGATACCATTCATATATATGGTTTAGTGCTTGTGGATTTACCCTTGCATTTGAGTCAATATACTTTTGTAGCATCTCTGAAATATTTAAACCAAGATTGTGAAAGAACTGAACTTTTCCAATTTGAACTCCATCTAAGTAGCCAAAAGAGTATTCAACTATGTTGTCCATATCTTTTCTAAACTGTTTGCTATTGATTGCTAGTCTCATTAGATATCCGATGCTTGATTCTCTGAACGGCGTACGACTAATGCAAAATATTCTGGATCTCCAAATGGGCCTATGATTGGTGACTGAGATTCAATCTCATATATAGTTGATTTTCCAGCCCTTGTTCCAGATGTCTCCACGTATAGTGGGATGTCATTTCTATTTCTAATGTTTGTAATAATAACGTTTGTTATTGAGTCTGAATTCTCTTCTTCTGAAAAACGAATATCTCTCTTTGTTCTTCCTACTAAGACTTTCTTTAATGTTATGTTTACGTTTGGTTTTACTTCTTCATCTACCGTGCCATCTTTTGAAAAATTACAAACCACTGTTTTATTAAAGATCCAAGTCTTTTTAACATTTCCATAGGCACCCTGTTCAACTATAGGATAGTAAACATCTGCCTTCATTGGATACATGAAGTCTGTCTCTTCACATAGATCCATTACAACACCCAGGGCTTGGAAATATTATTAACGTATTTATCTAAAATTTTATCTACTAGGATATTGCCAGTTCCGTCAAGGAGTCTTTTGTCATACTCAATCTTAAATTGCTCAGTGCTATATGACTTTACATATCTCTTGTAATAATCTAGTTTTCCACATTTAATATCATTAATAAGCATTTTTGCTGCATCTTGAATATCATATGGAACAACCTTGTGTCCAACCTCTAACAAGAAAATATAATCAGTTCCTTCTGCAAATCCAACGCCAGCACTTACTGTTTGGACATTTCCACTGTCTTCTGTATCAAACATAGATATTGAGTCAGAATATGCCAAAGGAATTCTTGCTGGCTTTCTTTCTGCACGATTTAACCCATCTGTTAATTCAATAGGATCTTTTGTTATAGCACTCTTATCTTTGGTTATTAGATAGTTATATACTCCAATTGCTTTTGGATCTTCAGATGAGTCATACACTAGTTCTGCATTTTCGTGTACCGTTAAAATTTTATGTGTCTTGTCCCAAAGCGGTACATAGTCAGTTCCCTGTCCAACAACTTCTAGATAAGACCTCTTATAATAAAATCCACCAGTAACTGAGTCAATTATTGCTCTTGCAAGTTTTTCATGTTCTGTATATTCTGTTATTTCTGTAGGAGTTGTTCCTAGAGTTGCTGGATCCACATAGGGTCTTGTTATATCTAGATTATCCTCTACCACAATATCTCCACGGACATCTTGAACTCCAGAAACTGTAATGCTTTCATAAACTGTGACTGGGTATGACTTATCGTACTGGGTATATTCTCCAGTTAGTTCATATGTTATTATAGAGTTTTGATTTGACTGAAGTATGATCTCTGACTCTACTTGTTCTAGTAAGTCCTCAATTACAAGAATGTACTCTGTAGATGGTTCTGGTACCGTATAAGATACAGACAATGGGTATGGTGGCTTGCGTAGTATTTCCATTATTTACCGTAATAACTCGCTAATTCTTCAGGTGTCGCAATGCGGACCTGCTTACGTGTTAGCCATTTTTCTGATGCTTCTTTGGTTACAATATTATAACCTGGGGTTAGTTGGCCAACCTTTACCCAATGTAAACTTTTAGTTGAATGTATTGCAATCTTTTCATTTGTTTTGCTTGGTTCAACAACTTCTTTTTTAGGGTCTGGAATAAAACTGCCTATTGTTTCCAATATCTGCATTTTTGTTGTTGCCCCATCTAGATTGATATTATTCTTTTTGGCATAGGACTTTAACTCAAAAACTGTTTTTGTAACTAATTCTTCAATTGTCATAATTATATCCTCCTATGTTATTATACCAGAATGTGAAGAAGGAGGGCAGTTGTTACACCGCCCTCCTCATTCAATTATTTATGAGTATTACTCAGAAGCAGAGTTTGCATCTGCATAAGCAACTGCATCTAGTTCTTCCCATTGAATACCAAAGCGGACGAATACTGTGTATTCAATTGTATCCTTCTTTGGCTTGTATTCACGGTTTACAGTAATATCACGCTGGAATCCCCATACACGGTTTGATGGGAATGTCAAGTCGACGAAACCATCTGGGTAGTAAGGAACTTCCATTACATCAATTCCTAATACACGAGTTGTACGTGCATTACCAATTGTCTGTGCGTTTCCATCAAGGTAATCTTGACGGTTTGCAGGTGTACCTGCTGGGCGACCAGCAAATGCTTCTGCGATTGCATCGCCTAGTGTACCGTTATTTGAAACGATACCCTGGAAAGCATCTGTACCAGCGTAGAACTTTAGGTTCGACTTAACTGCACGATACTTACGTGGCATTGCTAGAATGATGTTCTGCATTACTGTTGGTGTCCAAGCATCATTAGCGACAGTAACGACTGACTCATGAGCGTCGTTTACATATGCTCCTCCTGAATATACAGAATTTGTAGTCTGCGCTACGAAACCTTGCATAATTGACAAGAAGTCACCTGTAGCACCGTCACCATTAATGGCAAGGTCTTCAATATCGTTTGCGAATGCATTTGTCATCAAGCGAACTAGATGATCTTCAAGTGCTCCACCTTCAATATTGTCTTCTAATGATTCTGTAGAAACTTCCCAATCAAGACGAATCTTCTTTGTAGTAAGTTCTACCTTTGTAAATGTTGCTCCAGCATTAGTGTAGTTTGGGCTACCCTGTGCTGCTGCACGAATTACACGCTCTCCAACGTTAACCTTTTCGATTTCCATTGTATTAGCACGCATCGTAACTCTACGACCATCCTTGGCGAGTACTGTTGCATCCCACACGTAGTCGATGAAGCGACGAGCCTGTTCTGGTGCAAGAATACCACCTGCGGTTCCAGTTGGGTTTACAGCATTTGCTCCAGATGTTACACCGAAGTTTGCTGTTGCTGTGTTACCGAGTTGTGATCCAACAGACGCTGCTGCTGAGTCTAAACCTGTAGCACTACCAACACCACCTGATACGAGTGCACCCTGGGAGTTAATTTCTGCTCCTGAGCCACCTGAACCTGGATAGTTCTTGGCTATATCTTTATCTTGTTCTGACATTATTTCACCTCCTAGTGAATATATTGTTAATTAAATAGGTCGGAATTTTTGAGGAAACGTCCGCCCCATAGGGATTTCTGAACCTTTACAGGCTCAAACTGCACGATCTCGCCTAGATCGCCAGACTTGCGGAAAGCGGTATCTTGCTCAACGGCATCTACTCTCTTTCCAAACTCATTGAACTGACCCTTGACTTGTGTTACTTCTGTAGACACAGTGTCAACGGACTTGCTAAGTGCTTCAACCTGCTCATTAAGAGACTTAATGGTTGCAGCGAGATCGCCAAAGGCATTAGTAAGAGAGTTCTTGATTTCAGCAACTGCATCTACAATTGATTCATCTGACTTTGCTACAGCAAGTTCGGCTTCAACTGCTGGAGCAACGCTCTCTTCTTCTACTACTGGAGCAGAAGGAACTGCACCACCATCGTCTGACTTTTCAACAACAGTATCTGCTGGTGCTTCGTCAACGACTGCAGGAGTTTCTACTTCTGCTGGCTGTGCCTCTGGAGTAATCTCAACATTCTCAACTACAGCATCTACTGCTGTTTCTGTTGTTTCTGTCATTTGACTTACCTCCTTTGTAATCTTAATTGTACTAATGCCTTTAGCACTATCAACTAAGAACTTTATCATGTTTGCTTTTTCGTTATCACTTTTTTCTACAAAACCAATGTTTTCCATGTTCTTGCCACTTACTGGACTTTCTGCTGTTTCTGAGTCAGATACTAATACGATACCGTTTTCAGAATCGTAAAAAACATTTTCAATTACTGCATCTACTGATGCTCCAGAA